GCAGCGTTAAGCAAGTTAGATCAGCAATTGCTAAAAGATAAATACGATATCGAAAAGAAGTTAGGCCGTAGCGTTGCAGATGCTCGCAGGGGTTACGAAGAACAATTAGCAGATTTCAGGATTGCGCAATACGACAAAATCAGGGCTTTAGAGCGAACCCTCGCGGATGAGCGCAGAACAGCAGAATTTAAGCTTGCGCAAGATAAGCAAAAGTTAGCCGCTGGATTGGCTGATGAGAAATACGGCGATCAAATCAGAGAGGCCCGCAATAACGGCCAAAGCACCGTTGGACTAGAAGCAGCGCGAAAGATTAGCGAGATATATTCAAAATCAGACGCAGAACGGAAGCAGGCTGCTTTTGATGCTCAAACTAAAGAGATTGAACTAAAGCGCCGCATTAGCGATTTTCAGATTGAGACGCAAAAGCAAATCGGCGAGATGCAAAAGGCTTACGCCAGACAAATTGATGGTTTATATCGCGAAGCAGCGCAAACATTTAGCGACAAGGTAACAGAATCCGCAAAACAATGGAAAGCAATTGTTGAATCCACCAAGGTTCCAACCCCAGGGGCCCCAGGTGCCGCAAATGCAAAGGCCCCTCTATTGGCTGGCCCTGCTGCAGGCAAAGCGGTAGACGCAGCAGCAAAAAACCTCGGGTTATTAGCTGGCGTTGGTGAGCAATGCGCTAATGCGATGAGGGCCCTATTTAAGGCGGCCAAAATAAATGTAGGGGTCACTAAAAAAGCATGGGATGGGCTGGCGACCGGCTCAGCAATGGCTAGCAGCTTTTTTGGTGATGATATCGGCAAGAAGATTACCAATCAGAAAGATCTAAGACCCGGTGATTTAATTGCCTTTGAACAGACTTATGGAAATTGGGGTAAGGGCGTTCAAACTCACGTTGGGATGGCTGCCGGTAATGGGCAGATGTTTGATCACAGCAAAAGTAAAGGCTTAACAAAGCGCTCGATTGAAGGGACGTTCCCGGGCAAGTTCATGTATGGCATCCGCCCTAATGCTTACGGCACAGAAGATAAGGGATCGGCTGAAAAAACAGCCACTACGTTGACTTCGGCATTTATCAAAGCCCAGGCGCAAACACAACAGAAAAGTGCATTCACTGTTCCACAACCGGCGAATCCATTTGCTGTAAATGGATTTAAGCAAACTCCATTACAAACACCACAGAAAACAGCAGGCAACGGGATCAGGCCATTTCAAACGGCCCCTACGCTTGGCGGCGGCGCTATGGCCCAACCCCAGGGCGGCGGCACCGTTCCCGGCCGCCCTGCAATGCCTGCCGCAGGTGGTATTCCTACAACCTCGCCAGGGCTGCAGAGCGCAACTAATGCACTATTGGGCACTAATCAAGACAGCGGGAAACTAGCAGGCTTGCAAAAGGAGCTAGAGGTTCGCACTCAAATTAAGGCCCTAGTTGACGGGATTTCAGCAACAAATACAGGCGAGCTAGAGAGTCAAAAGAAGAAAAACGAACTAGATCTTGCAACCCTTGAGTTAATGAAAACGGGCGTTACCCCTGAACTAGCCGCTCAGTTAGCGCTAAATCAACAAAAAAATGCGCTTGATCTTGCAGCTTTAGAAGGGGTAAAGCTCAGGATTGAAGGCGAGTTGAAAGCAGCGGAAAACGTAAAGCTGGAAACTGAAGAAACAAAAAAAATTAAAGCTGAGCGGGAAGGCCACCTAAAGCTTATTAATGATCAAATCGCCGCGCAACCTAAAGTGCTGCAAGGGCTAGATGATGAGGCCCGCAAAACTAAAGAAATTGCCACCGCAAGGGAAGCATTTGCCGATTCGCAAAAAGTGCAGAATCATATGAAGACCCTACAAAAAGATCTAAATGATACAAATGGCAAAATTGTAGAGATGGCAACATCAATTGAGAATGAACTTGGCGGTGCAATGTCAGCGGCCGCGACAGATCTAATTTCAGGCACAGGAAAAGCCGAGGATGCGTTCAAGAAGATGTTCGCCAATATCGGTAAGGCGTTCCTTGATATGGCCGCCAAGATGATTGCAAAGGCGCTAATTCTTAAGGCGCTTGGGATCATTTTCCCAGGGGCTGGGGCGGCAGCTGGAGGCGGCGGCGGCGGTGGGTTTGGTATTGCTTCAATGGCACCGGGTGTTGGTGATATCGGCCCTCAGCGGCAGTTTTCCTTTGCTGGGGGCGGCTATACAGGCGACGCACCCAGGGCCGGCGGCATCGATGGGCAGGGCGGGTTCCCTGCGATCCTGCACCCTCAAGAAACAGTTACAGATCACAGCAGCATGGCCGGGGCAATGCAAAAATTTAAGCCAGCCGGCCAAAGCGCTGGATCTATGGCTAATGCTGAAAGTGAAGCAGATGCTGCAAATAGTGCCAACGTAGTTGATGTCAACTACAACGTTACGGAGATCAATTCAATGCGATTTGTAAGTGAGGATCAATTCCAAGCTGGTTTAGCAATGGCTGCTAAACGTGGCGCAGAGGGCGGCCATGCAAAGGTGATGGGCGATCTAACAAATAAGCGCTCAGCTAGAGCAAGGATCGGGCTATGAATCAAGGTTTAACCACATTTATCCGCTTTGGAACAGAGCGAAACCCACAAGGCACTTACCAAAATTCAATTATCGGCAGGACCGTTAACTGGAACGGGTTTGATTATTCGTTTCTAAGTTTTATTTATAAAGGCGCAAGTCGTAACAGATCAGGGGATAATATGGAAAGTGAATTAATGCTAGCAACTAATCATATTGTAATGAACTTAGCCAATTCAGCAGTAACAAACAAATGGGCAATAATGGTCGATACTGTTTCAATGCACCCCGAAACATTTGCAACAGGTGCGCTACTAGGCCGGGAGATATGGCAGATAACTTCATTTTCTTACGATCCTGAAACACTGGTAATAAGACTTAGTTCTGCAATAGACGCGGTAGGGGGCACCGCTCCTACCCGGACGCTGACAGAGGCACTGGTGGGGCAGCTGCCGGTTTCATCTCAGATACGCAATGTTTGAGCCCTGGAAATTAATCGGGATGGGTTACCGCTTAGGAGCTGATCCCTTCATTCATGGCCGCACCGATTGCCTAGGGCTATCAAGGGCCGTTCTTAGCTTTTACGGGATTACCTCCCCGGCCCCTACCAGGGACTGGTATCGGCGTTGCAGGGCAGGAGATTGGGCGATATTCCCAGAGCAGTTAAATCTATGGGGGAAACAGATAGAGCAGCCTAGAATCGGGGCAATAGCACTTATTCAGACGGGTGGGGATGGCTATGGCTTGGGCGCTTATTACGAGGATGGATGGCTAGTTTTCGCCCCGAGCAAGCTGGTGAGTTGGCAGCCAAGCCAAACCCTCGCGGTGGCCGGGATTTACTGCCATTCGAGATAGATCTATGCAATATTTTAAATTTCACAGCTGACGAATATTTATATTTCTGCCAGCTAAGCGATTCTTACAACGGCAAAAGAACAAAAGAATATGAATACATCCCGGATGTAGTAGCGATCCCGGTCGTTCCCCTGGTGGTAAGCCTTGTCGTAGGCGTTGCCGCCACGGCTGTATCTCAGAGCATGGCTCCTAAGCCTGCAGCCCCTAAACCTGTAGCCGCCCCCCCAGCTGAGCAAGCAAGTTCATCTGCAGCATCGATCAAAACGGGCGATATCACCGGCCCGAAAAGGTTTATTTCTGTTAGCTCGTTTGAAGGAACTCAAACGCTTGCAACATTAGGCTCGATCATTCCGTTGGTTTTTGCTAATCGCCGCAATAATCGCGGCGGGATTAGATCGAAATTAATGCTGGTTTGGAGCCAACTGTTATCAACAGGGCCCAGCCAACAGATGAAAGCGGTTTTTATTGCAGGCATGGGGAGCCTAGGCGCAAGGCCAGATTTCAAGGGGTTCGCTATTGGCGAACTGTTGCTTAAAAGTTATATCAACGCAAAACTGGCGATTTACTACAAGGAAGGCGGGCGTATAGCAGAGGCACACCGCTACCCAGCCCCAGAAGGCGAGCTAGAGCCTGATCCGGCCGTGGAACTCTGTAGCGCATACAACGACAGGCGGGATTCATACCGGCCAATGTTTAGCGGCACCAGGAGCGCTGATACAAAGGCGCTGTTTGGCTGTTTTAACCCTATCGCAAATGGGCAGGGGTTCTGGGTTAATTATGAGCTCGTTACTGTTCCAATCAGCACAAAACAGTTCGGGGAGCTGCAATCAAAACAGCGTAAGGTCATAAGTTGGTGGCCTAGTTATGCTTCTATTGAAGGCACCTCTAAAGGCCGCAATGCGGGGCAGCGGTACGATTTAAGCGTAGGGGATGAGATTTACTACACTATTGGCGATATGCAAGAAGATCCTGATGGGCATGGGCCCTGGGGTTTAACTGATGTGAACTCGATATCAGAAACTAGGCGGATTACGGCAGACGATACATTTAAGATCGGTGAGGTATTTATGGCTGGTAGTGCCACATGTGTGTGCATGTCGATGGATAGTCAGGATGTTTGGAAAGTAGGAATCAAAAAACAATATGTTTTCAAAGTAACGGAACCTGGCAGCGTCAAAGTAGCCAATCTACGGGGGCATTCAATGCCTTGGGAGGATGTAATGCAGAAGCTAACAACAGCAAGCGTTACTAATAATAGAGCTTGTGATCAAACTGAGTTCGGGCTTAAATCCACAGTATGGCAACAAGTAAACGGTTTTCAGAATGTTAATTCTAAACCGTCGCAACAGGATATCGATCAAATGCAATCGAAGGACGTTTCAATACAATTGGGAACTGTCCAAAAGTATATTAAACGATATTCCTTCTTTACATTTGCATATAGGCCAATCGAAGGCGGTGATTGGCGCGATCTAGGTAATGGGAAGCTTTTTTGTGTTGTAGGGCAAAGCCCAACGCCACAATATAATTACCTTAGGGTTCAGCATGAGCTAGGCCAATATGAGTTTAAATTTACCCCAGTGGCTGGCAGTACTTTTTACGCTAATTACATGGGTAGCACTGTCTATAGACTTGGAACAGGAAAGATAAAAAGGATTCAAACTTTAGATGCTTCTGTTACATTCTCCGGCTATGAGGAATTAATCACCCCTAGGAATTTATGTAACAATGTTTGGTGGTGGGGTGAACCTACGGCAGAGATTGGCGGTGAAGTTACCGGGCTAACCGAATATGGCTGGGGGTTACAGGCGCGGCCACCGAGGCAGGAGGATTCTGGTAATTATAGTTATAGAGATGGTGAAGAATGGACTGAAAACTGGGAGGTTGTTCAAGAAGTTGACGCGCAAGGTGGTAGCGGGAAAGGTTGCAGGCTGGAAGTAACATCGTTCTGGTCTCGATATTCAAATTTAAACGGTGATAGGGAGGAAACATTGCAGGGCGAAGCTTGGACCCTGCTTAAGCCTGGGGAGGGCTATAAAGTAACCGAGGTGCTGACTATTAACGCAGCGCGGCAAACTCAGACTAGGGTCGCTTCGGTAGATATCGGCCAGCTAGATAAAACATATAATTTAAACGATGCAATTTGCGATATCGGAAAGTTTGAAGCTCAAGGGTTTAGCCACGATAGCAACCCTGAGCATCAGATTGCATACGTTAACGAGCAACTTTACCAGGATAAAGTGCCGCAATATGACAACTTATCGTTATTTGCTTTAAGGTTGAACGCGGGTAAAGAATGGTCGAATTTCAATCAGCTTTCGGTATATATAAAACAAGGCGTTATTATCGAACGATTGATTGATGATAACGGGAACCCTGTCTTGGAGGGCAGTTTACGGGCTAGCAGCAATAACCTTCCCGAAATTGTTTATGCGTTGCTAACAGATAAATACATCGGTGCCGGCCAATCGATTGGCATCGAAGGGGTCTCACGGGAGCGGATGCAAACAGCGGCGGCCTATTGCCACCGGATGGGTTTCACTTGGGATGGGGTGATTGCTGATCGTTTAAATCTCAGGAACTGGATATTTGAGCAGGCTGGTTACTGCTTACTAGATTTCACGATTTTAGGCGGGCAATTTGCGTTATTCCCTTCATTGCCTGCAAATGGAATCCCTGAAATAAAGGCACTATTCACTGATGGCAATATGAGGGATTTAAAAGTTTCTTGGCTGTCACCAGAAGAAAGAAAACTATTTAAAGCCGTGGTTTCTTATCGGGTTGAGGTGGAAAATGCCTTTAGCCGTATCAGAACCCTTACCGTTCGATTGTCTGACGATCAGGGCGGCTCAGACTATGACCCCGAGGAGCAGTTTGACTGCTCTGGGTTTTGCACTAATCGCGAGCAAGCTTTGATGTTTGCTCAATATGCGTTGAAGCTAAGGAAAGAAGTTGATCATGGGATCGTTTTTGAAACTACCCCGGCCGCGAGTTTGTCACTGGCCCCTGGGGATTATGTGCGGGTGGTATCGGAGGTAATGCACACCTCAAGGTTCAATAATGGCTCGATTGATTCGAGCGGATTCGTTACTACTACCCAGGCCCTCGCTGATGGCAGCCACTCGATTATTTACTGGAAACCAGGAACTACTGAGGTTTTGGCTGGCACCATGACGATAAGCAGCGGCCGTACAAATGACTATTTCTCGACGATCTTTACGCTTGCTACCGCTAGCGCCACTAGCAAGGTTTTTAAGGTCGAAACCATTGATCGTGGTGATGAGGGCTTTGCGCAGATCGCTCTATCGCATATGCCAATGATCGATAATCGCCTGACGGTGGCAGACTGGAACCCAGGCCACTTCAAAATTTACGAGAGCTAATGGCGGCTGTTGCATTCCCTAATTTCAAGCCTTCCAAGCGGTCGTATAAAGCCGGTTCTTATCCGCAGCGGCAATTCAAAGCGCTAAACGGGGCAACTACAACCTTGAGATATGGCAATAGACGAACAGAAAGCACCCTGGCTCTAGGTTTCGAGAATCTGCGGGATGCGCAGATTGCACAAATACTGGAGCACTACGAAGCAGTGGCCGTCTCAGGTGATTGGGTAAAGTTTGGTACTGGCAACGGCCTGGCAGGGGCTGGGGTGGAGTTACATCCTTTCCTCAATGAAACTACGAGCGGCCTGCGTTGGAGGTATGCAGATGCGCCCAGCGTTGAAAGCATTGCGCCGGGGATTTCTAGCGTGAATGTCAATTTTGTTGGGAACCTCGATGCGGGCGGCAGCTCGGACGGGAACACTTCAGAAAGGCCAGACGAGGGGTTTTATTTCGCGTAATATGGCCGCATGGGTATTTATAGCTCCGGCCAGAGTGGCGTCTTAGTTTTCGATGGCAAAACCATCGCGAAGGTTTCTAGCTGGGCGCTGCAAGCCTCAGTAGCAGCGCTAGAAACCACAAGCCTTAGCGATACAGCTAAGACATATACCCCAGGAATCAAGGCCGCATCTGGTAGTTGTTCTGTGTGGATGTATCGCGAATCAGCCCAGGCCCCTGTTGCAGGGGAGGCGTTGATTAGCAAGGTGTTCAGAACATCGGCCACAAGTGAAAAAGATATTTACGGCATGTCGCTGATGTATCAGACCGACAAGGGAGTGAAATTCAATTGCATTATTACCGATGCTGCATTGTCGTTAAGTGTGGGCGAAATCATGCAGGTTTCACTCAGTTTTCAGGTGACCTCTGATCTGATTGAGGTCTTGCTCTAGATGGGCGCGGCATACCTAGGGGATAGTGGCTTATTCGAGCTAACTAGGACCGGCCTGGGTGTATCGGTTGAAGATGTGATCAATCCATCTGATGTAAATCAAGATACTGATCGATTCTCGATGAATTTTCCCGAGGGATCGATTATTACCGGGGATCAACTTGAGATCAAAACAACAGATGGCAGCCTCTTATCGTTTATCGATGAAACCGGTTGGAATGATGAGGAGCAACATACACAAGGAAAATGGTTTGTTTTTGTTGATCAGGTTGGTGGAATAAGGCTATATCAGGAGTTTGAGGATGCAACCGGCGGAGAGCGTAGGGGGGTTGTTTCACTATTGGCAATTAATCGCAACATCCCGATTTCATATTCTGTTAGCAATAATGTTGGCCGATTAATGGCTCAACTAACAAGTTATACGTTTAGCACTACAAGGGAAACCCTTGATGTCACGAGCTTATCGGATCAATTCCGCAGCCAATACAGCACGCTAATATCTGGCAGCGGGCAGCTTACAGCGTTTTTCGATTATCGCTCTGTACCATGTAGAGAAGGCGCTACAGCTGACACTGAAGCGGCTGTTTATTTACACCAATTAGCGATTAGGTTAAACTTAGGCGCTGCATTTAAAGCGCGGTTATATTTAATTCATAGAGGTACGAACATTGATATGACGGCCAAATATAATGATACTGTTTGGTATGAAATTGAAGGGGTCGTGACGAATGTAGCGATCGGGTTTCAAACTGGCGAACAGGTTAAAAGCATGATTGATTTTATCTCAACAGGCGAAATCAAGCTCAAGGTTTCGACAACCAGCAGCTACTTAGTTCAAGAGGATGGCTTTAGCCGGTTTGCTTTAGAGCAAAATCAGCGTCCTGGTTTCATCGAACTAAGCAAGCCGCCCTATACCGATTAAAATCTAGGGATTAGCCCCATACTCAGATGCCCGATTTACAAATCTCAAGCCTGCCAAAATTAGCGGCCGCAGATCTCAGCGGCACTGATTTGTTGGTGGCTGTTGATCGGAGCGCTTCCGAGGATAAACAGCTAACCGTTAAGGACATGTTCCTAAAGGCGCTAACTTCTGACGTTGTAGATAATAATATTATTTCCGGCGCTAAGTTAGTAGATGATTCTACACACGGCGACAAGCTAATAAATAAAACTTTAGCAGCTGAGAAGCTAGACCCGGCCACGATTCTGGCAACCGGCGGCCTAGCTCTTGGTGCTAATAGCCTCGGTTTAGTTCAGCCCCTGGCGCCTTTATTCCTTAACGGTGCAACAGGCGCATTAACGCATTCAGATAGTGGGATTGTGGCCGGTAGATATTTGGCTACCACGATTAATAAAGAGGGCCATGTAACGCTAGGCGGGCCGATCCTTTCTTCTGATTTACCTATTGCCAATGCTACTGAGCGCGGCGCGGTAATACCAGGCAACGGGCTTTTGATGAATGGCGAGTTCATACAGCATAAAAATACGATCACGCCTAACACTGTTTCGGGTATTCAGTTTGATGCAGAAGGCCATATAAAGACAGCCAACCCCCTAGTGTCGTCTGATCTACCGATTGCCACAGATATTGCTGTTGGTGCTCTGAAGCCCGGCACAGGGTTAGCAATGAATGGTTCAGCGATTGATCTACAGATCGCGAGGGCTGATGTGATTGGCGGGGTAAAGGCTGGCGCAACAATGACGATCAATAATTCTGGGATAATTGATCAGGCAACGGCCGGCGCTGTTGGTAACTGGCCAAAAGTAAAAGTTGATCAATACGGCCGGGTTGTTGGAGGCTTGGCGCTCGAAGCTAACGATATCCCATATATTGATACATCTAAACTTACGACTGGCGAACTGACAGGCGATCGGCTCGGTCGAAATTCAATTAGCGGTTATCACTTGTGTGATTATTCAATTTCTTGGATAACACAAACACGGCCGAAACCTGAGTTTGCCGGGCAGGTTTGGGTTAATCCAGCTGATAGATCTACTCATATTTGGCTGGGTACTGTTGACGGGCCAGAAACAGTTGAAAATGGTTATTGGATGGGGTTGGGCTATGGCTCAGCAGTAGATCAAAACGTAAGGCTGGGCGGTACTTATGACGCAAAAACTAATACGATCCTGGCGCTTAATCAGTACGGTGATGAGTCTGGCTTGGTAATAGGTGCGCCGTTACCTCTGCCAAAAATGGCAAACAATGGGCTCTATCTGCTAGTGGCTGAGCCTGGCATTGGTGTTAGCCCTGCACCAAATGTGCAGTTAACCAGAGGCGATTGGGTGCTATCACTAGGCGCTGGTGAAAGTTGGTTGCATATCGCTGTTATCTCAGGCGCGGCCGGAATGGTTGTGGATCAAAATGTGTTAGTTGAACCCACCGAGTTCACTCCACCTATTCCTGATTGCGCAAACCAAGAGGATGCAAACAGACTTTTTTGGACGTATTTACAACCGGCCAATGAGGTTACGCGGGGCACAGTTATGCCCAGCTCTGAGTTTCTAGTCTCAGCTAGTGGCGTGTTAACAACAGGAACCATTTGCGAAGGGATTTATTGAAATGGGCCTGCTTCTAAATGAGGCAAGCCTGCCCCCAGGCGGTGCGCCTGGAACGGTATTAACAAAAGTTGGCAGCGCTGACTACGAAGCAAGTTGGATAGCTGTTAAGCCTGCAGAAGGCGGGGGAACCGTTGGGCCGGCTGGGCCCCAGGGACCGCCTGGGCCGGCTGTGGAAACTAACGAAGGCTTCTATTAGAATATTGGAATAATTAGCCTTATCCGTATGGCCG